AGATATGTCAGCGTTAACCCGCAATTCCACTGTCATGGGATGCGTTGGCGTAAAGGCTCGGGCATTGTCTCAATGCGGTATTTCCATCATGGCAAAGAACAAAGATGGCGCATTAGTCGATGCTTTGCTTGACCCTAGCATTGGCGCACGCGATAAAAGCAAAGCGCAACAAGTTTTAAACCTATTACAAAATCCAAACAATTTCCAAAGCGCATACGAATTTTGGTATCAATGGATGATGTGGCAAGACCTTGCCGGTGAATGTTTTACGTTGTGGTGGCGTAAAGACCAAAAAGATTCTATACAGACTCCAATTGAGATGTATAACATCGATGCAACACTGGTAACAGTCAAGTTGAATCCGGGAAATTACCCGTCTTACGTTCTGAGTTCGCCATCATACGGGTTTAGCAAAGATACGCCGTTGGATTCGCATCAAATCATGCACATTAAAGAAGCGGCATGGCAAGGTTCGTCAGGTTTTAACAAAGGCATTTTGGCTACGGAATTAATTGCGCTTGACCAAGACATTGATATTTACGCCAACTTTATTATGCAAAACGGAGCAAAACCCTCCGGAATATTTAAAACTGACCAAGTAATTCCTGATGCTAAATATAAAGAAATTGCTTCGCGTATTAAGGAAACTTGGAATCAAATGACCGGCAGTCGTGGCGCAGACCCATCAAAAGCGGGGCAGGGTATGTTGCTTGACCAAGGCATGACGTACGAAAGCATTGAGATGCTGAACTTACAAGACGCGGATGCGGCTAAATTAAAAGAGCAAACAATGAAACGAATTTGCGGTGTGTTTGGCGTGCCTCCAGCAATGATTGGAATTGCCGACCAAAAATATAATAATACGCAAACAATGTTGGATGAGTTTTATAAAACCGTGATGTATCCAACTGTAATTAGCGTTGAACAAAAGTTAAAACAGCATTTGTTTAAAGGCTATCCAAACTTGTGCGTACGCTTTGACACCAAAGATTTTTTAAAAGGCGCACCGCTTGACCAAATGAATTTTGTGACAGCGGCGGTTAAATCAGGCATTATGACACCCAATGAAGCGCGAGAATATTTAAATATGCCTATTATTGATGGCGGCGATGTACTACAATCGGGTGGCTCATCAGATAAGCCTATTGCGGGGACATCACCACAAGATACAGGCGGTGGTGGCGGTAATCAAACGCGCAAAATGAATATTGGTACAACATGATTGCAAAAAAACTTGCAATTTTGGCTTCACAAATTAAAACGAGTGGTGTTACACTCGGCACAATAGAGAAGCCCCACAAGATAAGAGACGACAATCAATCTATCCACAATGGGGTGATAAATGAAGAATTACACGCTAATTTGCGAAGCGCAAGTCCAACTAGCGACAAGCGCAAACGAGGCAGAAAATCCATCCGGAATGATGGAAGCCCGAGTGACAACTTGGGGAGCACGCGAGGGTGCTGACGGTCGCAAGTTTAATTATCAGCCCGAAGGCTTTATGGATTGGGCTGAAGCGTTTAATTCCGGCGACAAACCATTACCAATGTTTCTTAATCACAATGACCTTGGTATGCCAATGGGTCAATGGGATTCATTTGAGTTTGACGACAAAGGTATGACTGCAAAAGGTCGTTTGTACACAAACACTGTTGGCGGTAACGACCTGTACCAAATTTTAAAAGAATCTCCCAAAATGTTTGGCGGTGTATCCGTTGGCGCATACGCTGACGAGGCACAAATGGTTGACGCGGCTGGAAACCCTGTTGAAGATGACGATGAAGAATCTTATTTTCAAATTACCAAAGGCGGTTTGCGCGAAGTGTCCGTGGTAATGTACCCAAACAATCCCAATGCGGAAATTAACAAATTGGAAATGTTCAGCCCCGAGGGTGCGCTGAATATCCGAACAGTCGAAAAGACCTTGCGTGAGGCGGGTCTGACTCGTAAGGATGCGACCACCGCATCTTTGGTATTCAAGAAAGCAATGGAACAGCGTGAGGCAGTTCAGAAGCCAATTGAATCTCTACCAACTCAGGGTGAGCCTGATGCGGTGGTAAACGAAGCCGACGCATTGCTTGCCGCTTTTGAAGCGCGTGAGTTGGTGAAGGCACTTGAAAAACGTATCTAAAGGAAATTATTATGTCTATGGATAAAGTACTGGAAAAAGTTGACGCGATTGCCGTGTCAAACGAATCCAAAATCGAAGCGGTGAAAGCCGAAGTTGCAACCACTGTGGAATCCGCAAAAGCCGAGTTGACTGAAAAGTTTGCCGCTTTGGAAGCCAAAGTTTCTGCTATTCAAATCCCTGAGTACATTCGTACACCACACAAAACTGTTCGCGGTGATGTAAATCGTCGCGTGCGTGAACAATTGGCTTCTTTTACAAAAGGTAACAGCCGTGTTCAAACAGAATTGAAAATGTGGGAATCGGATGACCAATATCAGGCGTACATGACTGAGGCATCAACCCTCACAGGTTCTGGTGCTGGCATTGGTGGTCGTACAGCGTATGACCCCGTGTTTCACAAACTGCGTTTGATTAACCCAATGCGCGGTGTGTCACGTAATGTTTCTACTGATGGTTCATCCTATCAGTTCAGAGCAAAAACGGGCAACGCGGGCGCGGCTTGGGGATATACAATCCAAAACAACGGTGCGGCTACAACTGAAGCCACATCTATTTGGCAATTGAATATGCAAGACATCAACGTGCAATTCCCAATCCGTACTGCGGCTTTGGATGACATTGATGGTTTAGAAGCCAACGTCGTGGACGATATGCTCCAAGAATTTTCGGAGCAAGAAGGCCTCTCGATGATTTTAAACAACGACCAAGCCGGTTCGACCACCACAGCATACGGTGCGACGAATGGTTTGAGAGGTTTAAATCAATACGGCGGTGCTAATGCTTCATACGCGGGCGGTACTATCAGTACAGCATCGTTTGGTACAAGCGGTACTGCATCGACCAATGGTTTGCACAACATTGCAACATACGACCAAGTAACCACAAACGGTGGCACTGCTTCCAATAATGTGACATACGGTGATTTGATTACATTCATTCACTCATTGCCACAGCAATATTGGTCAACTGGTAATTGTTTTGTTATTAACCCATTGATGCTTGCTGGCATCCGTGGTTTGGTTGATGACAACGGCACACCAGTGTTTGAACGTATGTCTCCGCTAATCTATGATGGCATCGTTGGCAAATTACTCGGTTTTGATGTGGTGACTAACTCCTACTTGCAAAGCCCTGTGTCTGTTGGCGGTGGTGGTTCTACATCGTTGTACCCAATGTACTTCGGTGATTGGAATCGCGGTCATACTATTGTGGACAGGTTGAACATGGTTCTACGTCGCTACGAACAAACGGCTCCCGGATTTATTACATTTTTCGGAGAAAAAAGATTGGCAACCAGCGTGGTCGATCCTTTCAGTATTATTCGTTATCGTTCGTCTGCGACCGGTTACGCTTAATAAGCATAAGATGGGGGAACTGAGGTTCCCCCTCTTTTAATTTTTTAAGGAATTATCAAAATGAGTGCAAACCAAAGAATTTTAGACGGCATCAAAAAAGCAATTAACGAGGGCGGTAGAGTCACCATTGATTTGCGTGAAGCCTCGACAATTACTGGTTCGGGTCTGGACATTGGTGGTCGCACTTATTTTGATGATGCTTTTACGGCATTGCGTCTTGCAAACCCTTTCCGCATGGGTTCACGCAACATTAAAACCGAAGATAGTTCGGCTGTGCAATTTGTTGCCAAAACGGGTAACGCGACAAGCGCAAATCCATGGGACCCTAATGCAACGCCTGACACGGGTTCACCAAACACCGCTACGTCGTTCTGGGTAATGCCCACACGCATTATTGCCGCAACTTTGCCCGTTCGTATTGCCGCTATGGATGATATTAACGGCTTGCAAGATGCTTTGTTGACAGACCTTGCGTTGGAATTTTCGCAACAAGAAGGCGCGTCAATCGCTACGAACAATGACCAAGCGGGTTCAACAACAACAACAACAGGCGCGACTTATGGTTTGCGTGGGTTAAGTTCATACACAAGCGGTGCAACAGCCGCGTTTGGTTCAAGCGGTACTGCAATTACAAATGGCATTCACACATTGGCAACTGTATCGCTTGCCGGCGTTGCTGTGACTTACAACAAAATTGTTGACATTGCAAATGCACTGCCAGCGCAATATTGGTCATTGCCAACTACGGCGTGGCACATGACACCAACAATGATTCAAACATTGCGTCAATTAAAAGATACGCAGGGTTTACCATTGTTTTTGGAATTAGGTGAAGCGGGTGAAGGCGGCGCAGTCGGTTCTATCTTTGGATGGCCTGTTATTCCTAATTCTTTCCTTAATGCAACATTCCCAATTTATTTGGCAAATTGGGATAGATTCCTAACCATTGCTGATATTGAAGAAATTGACATTCAAATATACGAACAATCGGCTCCCGGATTTTTGACGATGTACGCGGAAAAACGGGTTGCTACAACTGTACGTGACCCGTTTGCCGGTGTTCGTGCAAGCGCGGCTTAAAGGGGCTGAATATGCCCGTTGAGAACCAAACACTTGCGCCGTTTTTTTCCAATCAACGGAATCCGTATAACTACGCCAAATTTGAGCAAGTTGACCGCGACGTAGCAACGCCGTGGCTAACGCTTGAAGAAATCACGCAACAATTAAATTTGTTTGATGACGAAAGTCAAGACACATATTTAAAGTCGCTTGAACTTGCTACGCGCATGGCAATTGAGGATTTTATTGGCGCGGCTATTTATCAAACAACATACAAGGTTTATTACCCTAATTTTGGGTTGTATAACACTGCGGTGTTTTTGGATTTACCGGAAGTGGCTGTCTCGGCTTATAACTCGGTAGGCGTGTCAATTGATGCTGTTGAATTTTATTCCACGTCTAACATTACGCCAATATTGATTGCCTCAACCAATTATTCCTACGACCCAACGGGTAACAGGGTAATACTTAACACAATTCCTAATACATTAAACCAAACTGTAGCCAATCCAATCGTTGTAACGTACACGCAAAATTCTGCGTTTATTTCGACTTACCCAGTTATTAAACAAGCGGCTTTAATGTTGTTAACGCATTTGTATAACAATCGTTCAAACACAACTGATTCAATGTTGCGTGAAGTACCTTACGGCGTTGCCGCATTGCTTCGCCCGTACAAACCTTTGGTGATGTGACATGGGCATTGCTCGCTTTGAAAACATCCGAGTAAATCAATTAACCTTTGGCGCGAGTTCCTTTGGTGAGCAATCTACGACTATTACAAAATGGTTTGATACACGGGCGCGTGTTCATTCCGTTTCCAATAGCGTACGCATTTCGGAAAAATACAGGGTTTATGCTGACGTTGTTGAATTCACGCTAAATTACACGCCAAATACAAGAACAATTGTGGACAGTCAAAATTTGTATTCAATTGCTTGGAAAAATGTTAATTGGCGAATTGACAGCGTACGTGAATCGGATGACCGCATGACTGTTAGATTGCTTTGTGTACGTAACGACCCAGTGGTGGCAGTATGACAGCGCAAACAAATGTTGTTAATTACGGCAAAGCGATTCAATATCAATTGAACAGCATTGTTACGCCTATACCCGTATATGCCGCGTTTAACCGCAATTTTGCAACACAGCCTAAGTTCATTACATGGATGCTCAGGAACGTTCACCAAGACGTGTATACCGGCTCCTATCAATCGGTTAAAGGCATTGACCGCCCTGTGTTTCAGATAAGTATCTTTACGCAAGTGATTGAAGATGGTTTTACAATTTCCAATCAGGTACTACAATCGCTACACGGCTATAGTGGTATGTTAGGAAATCCGGCTGACGGGGGTTTTAATATTTCCAAAGCCGATTGCCAGTGGCTGTACAACAGTTACGACAATGAGAATAAATTGGCTGAAATCTTTATTGATTGCACAATAGATATTCCAACATAAGACACGATTTTTTCAACTCTTTAAAGGAAACTCAAAATGGCTTTACCAACAAAAATTTTGCCCGGATTTAGTGCAACACTATACGCACAGCCGGGCGCAACACCAACCGCATTAACATATGCGGCATTGTCAACTTATGCTACCGTTTCTGCTTTGGCAGTTGTCGGTAACTTAGTGCCGGTGGAGGCAATCCCCGCATTTGGTCAAGATGATGCTGTTGCGTCATTTGGCGTTGCGGGTTCACGCCAATCGGACAAAATTCCTGTGCAATCTGCACCGACAAGTATGAGCATTACAGCCGCTTGGAATCCTAGCGACACAGTTTTGTTATTGCTTCGTGGTGATGCTTACAACGGCACGATTGACCGCACGTTTGTTATCTCCGCTACTGATGGCACTGGCATTGTAATTTATGCGTTTAATGGTCGCGTAAGCCAATGGACTATTGATTCGGCTCCCGGAGCCGAAGCGAAAGTTAATTTTACAATTCATCCCCGTGGTAATTTATACGGCTGGTCTGCCAGCGCTTAATATGACCACTGATGACGCAGTAACATTGCTGACAAGTACCTACTTGCCCTTTGACCTTGTGGTCAGGGGCATGGAGTTAGACCCTAAAGAAGTAGCGGATGCTTTGGCAAATGCTACAGCAGGGTCTGAACAACAAACTGCATTACAGTTTTTGGCATCATACTTTCCGTATGCACCAACCAAAAAAATAAAAGAATAAAACATGACTACGACAATAAAAGACAGTAACGATTTATTGGGTTTTCTAGTAAGCCAAGCCGAATCTCGCAAAGATTGGTTTGGCTTTTCTCAACAACGCATGACAGCGGTAACGCTTGCGCATCAAATTGCACAACATCATGCGGACAAAATGACACCTGATGAAGTTGTAGATTACGCACTGCAAGTCAATCACCTTATATTTCATAAAATTATTAAGGCGGGTTAAACCATGCAAGCATCTTTCAAAATCGTTGGATTGAAGGATGTGCTTGCCGCGTTTGATGATTTGGCAGAGCAAATTGGTGATAAAAAAGCCACCAGTAAAATTTTAGTGCCCGCAGTCCGTGAGGCAATGAAACCCGTATTAACTGAAGCCGTTGCTCGTGCGCCGGTTAATACAGGTGGTTTAAGGTTATCCTTACAAATTGAGGCTAGACGCCCTTCACGTCGTGATAGACGGTCTAAATACATAACCGATACGGATACAGTCATTGCGGCAGTTACAACGGCATCGGGTAAAAAACTAGCCGAAATGAGTGAAGGCAAAGGTTTATTAAAAGCCAAAAAACGCCTTTCCACAATGGAAGGCGATGCTCACGTAGGCGCGTATCGCGCAAACAAATTTACAGGTATTAAAAGCGATGCTCGGGCAATAGCGCAAGAATTTGGTTCTGCACAAAACCCAGCGCATCCTTATTTACGAACATCAATGGAAAGTCAAGCCCCACAAACCGCCAAAAGGCTTGGTGAAATTATCGGTAGGCGGATAACACAATACAAGGCAAAACAGAAATGACAAAATTTTCCAGTGCGTTTGGCGACAAATATCAAGCCAACAAAAAGAACCTTTTAATTCGTTCGTTTGAATTAGGTGGTCATACATTTAAAGTTCGTATTCCATTGGTTGCAGAATCAGAAGAAATTTACAAAAAAGTATCTGAGCCGGATGATGAAACGGTAGAAAAAATTTACGTTGAAATTACCGAGTCTTTGAGAAAATTTGAAACAACGCAAACCGAAGATTTTAAATTTACCGATAACGACATATTGGTGGAAGGCCGTTCGATGCGTGAAGCGTCTAAAAACAAGGCTATTACAGAAGCGCGTATTACCGAATTTTTTAAATTGCTTGTGCCCGAACTTGAAGGTGCAAGCCTAGAAGATTTAACTTATGCCGATATACAAGATGAATTTCCAATTTCGGTACAAATGCAGATTGTGGAAAAGATTGGCGAAGTTATCAGCCCAACATATAAGGAAGCGCGGGGAAACTGATTGGCTCGTTGAAAAGTCAATGTCAAGCGGCAATGATTTTCAACGGGCACACCTTAGACACAATACAAGACATTGACGATGTAACCATGGCAAACATCCAAACGATGTATGCCGATGGGTTGGTTGGAAATTATGGCGTGCTAACGCAAATAGCGACCCTGACAAACGGGGTGTTTAACTATATGCGACCGGCAAATTCACCGCCTTATAAACTAGCCAACATCCTTGGTAATGCGTATGATTACATCTATCCACCGTTGCCTGAGGGCAATAAACAAGCGGCTGTCAACG